CTGCTGCATTTGCTGTGGATTCGCGTTGAGAATCCGCGACATGTGCTGCACCGCACCTTCAACCGAATTGATGCGAGAGTCGTTAGGGTTAGTCTGCATTAGCGTCTCAACGAGCATGTTGGCGCGACGAATCGCTTCCTGAAGCGTCCTCGTAGACACCAAGACCGTCGATTTCTTGCGGTTAACGATTAGACGTGACTTAGCCATGAACCCTCTTAAACCGTTGTCGGGGAAATCGTCGGAACTAGCATGTTTGAGCGAAGCTGCATCATCGCCTGTGCAATGCGTCCGGTTCCCGGCATAATCAAAATGTTCGTCCAAGCCTGTGCTGCTTCGCTCGGATTGGTCGTGATGCAGTCGAGCGGCCCTTGGATCGGAGCAGGCTGGTTAGGATTCACAGGAGAAGGCAGAGCTTCCATGAACCTAGCGGTGTAGCTCGAAAGCTGCGTCGTGACACCTACCCAAAGTTCCGTTGTCGGAAACTGGAAGGTAAACGACGGGTTATTCGGATCGGCGAAATTTCCAGCGATGTTAACTACTGGATCGCCGAATGCCGCGATCTTTGCTTTGTCCGTTGCGTCCGTGGGATCACCGACGAACGTTGCCTGAATCACCACGCTGATGATTCCGTTAGCTTGCGTTACTATTGGCGTAAGCTTCATCCGTTAGGTCTCCCGAAATTTTTACAGACTCGTCTGCACCGTGAAGGTGACACTCAGGTACAGCAAGCTGAAGATCGGCTGGAAGGTGACAGTAACGTCAATTTCAGTCGGGTCATTCGGGTTCTGTACGACGACGAGGTTCTGATAAGCAGAAATAATCTGCTTGTCCACAAGATTCTTGAGCAGGCTGTTGCTAACCACCTGAATGTCGGTGGTGAGACCGTCCACGATCTTGCGACCGATGAACTGTGCCAAGGTCAAGCGGAATTGCTGTGAAACGTAGTCCGCGATGGTCGTCGAGGTCGGTTCAGAGACCAACACATTCGACGGGTCAGTGGTCTTGTAGTGGCGAATGAGCAACGCGCCGTTGTTGTTGAGCACGAGCGTCAATCCATTTGCCGCCATCAAATCCATGGTCGGGTCATCGAAGGTAACGAGCAGGCGGCTGAAGCCAGTCAAATTCTGGTTGGTCAGCGTGGTCGCCACGTCGTTCGCCGGGTTGCAGTTCAAGCCAGCCATAGCGGCGGCGATGAACGGTCCGTCAACCAAGTATTCGACTGCGATACCTGTGGTTGGGTTGGTGATGAGGATACCCGCTGCCGGGTTGCCCATTGCGATCATGCGCTGGTTGAGCAGGCTGTTCGCGTTGGAACTCATCTGAGCCGGAGTTGCGAATTGGTTGTATCCCACGAAGCCGATTGCTTCGCCCTTGTAGCGTGCCGACGCCTGAGTGGTCAACTGACGGCTGAGCGCCTGATGCACTGTTGGGTCGTTGCTGAGAGGCACAACCACGTCTGCCTTACGGGTGAGACCCGGAAGATTCTGCGTGAGTTGCGCGAGAGCCGCGATGTAGTCAGCGGAAGATGCTACGTTTGTGCCCGGAACAACCGGAACTTGGATAGCACCGAAGGTCTGCACACCGTTTTGCGTCATCAACTGGATACCGAGAGACAGACGGTTTACCTGAGAAGGCTGACCGTACTGTGCATAAGCATCCGATGCGCGAGTGTAGAGCTTAAGAGCATAGTCGTTTGCGGTCTTGTTGGTCGTGAAGGTCACGTAGTAGAACGTGCCGATGGTCGGACCGTCTCCGCTTGCGCGGACTGTGCTTACGATGACTGTGTCGCCCGTGGTCGAATTGAAGTTGCTGACAACTTCCATGTTCAAGCCGGGGATGGCGATTGCGTTGTTGCTGTAAGCCGGAGCGATGCCCGGAGTACCGCATGCACGAGTTGCCGCATTGCCGCCAGTTGCATCGACCTTAACGATGTACTGAAGAACGTCGCCCGGAGCGAATGTATAGCTGCCCCCGCCCGGAAGCGAAGGAATACCGTATTCTACGTGGTCCGTCGGGTTAACAACCGTCACACGGAATCCAGTGATAGAGTCTTCGTAAGTCTGGTTGAGGTAACCGATGCTACCAGTCCCAGAACCAGAGCCGGATGTTGCGGCTGCGTATGCCGTACCTGTGTCGGGAGCCGACGCATAATCCGCGTGTGTATATGGAGCGGTGAACGTTGTACCACCGGAAGCGGATACAACAACGGTCGCGCCGTTGAGGAACGTTGCCGTGGTTAAGCCGGACAGAGTGACTGAAGTTCCTGCTGCGTAGCTGTTGCTTGCAGTAACCGTTAGAACGTTGCTGGTGATCGCGATGTTGGTAATAGCGATACCCGCCGCGCTGGTAACAGCATAGCTGTGCGTGATAGGAGTCGTGACTGCGTCTGTACCACCTGTGAGATTGGTCGGAGCCGTTGTTGATGCGTTACCCGTAACCGTGCCGCTTGCGGCGCAGAGAATCTGACCGCCACTTACTGTTTCTGCGGACGGGAAGAGTCCAGCGATCTGAGCCAACGTCAATGGGGTACCGTTGAAGCTGGAATAAATTGTGACTAGGTCACCGGAAACAACAACCGGGACAGGATTGGTATCTGAAGCATCAACCGCGATTTGAACATTGTTGCCACTCACACCGGGGGTGGTTGCCGTAAAAGTGAGTGTACCTGCGCCGAAGGTAAATGCCTTGGATGCTTGTACAGCAGGGGTGATGCTGCTCACGCCGTCATTGCGGAAGATCAGTTTAACAGTTTCATCAACTGCCGCGCCTGCGTCAGCTTGTGCGTCACCAGTCTGGTACGGAGAAGCGAAGCTTACCGTGTTCGGGTAGAGCACGCCGGAGACTGTGAAGCCTGCACCCGCGACTGAGTTTGTACCGCCATAGACGAGCGGAGCGATGCGACCAAGTTCGTCCTTGATCTGGTAAGTACCCAATCCGACGAAGCCCGGTTGAACAACCGAGACCGTGTACTGATGCGAAGCTAGATCATTGCGGTAGTAGCTTGCCCACACACCTACTGGTTCGAGCGGCTGAGTGCTGGTGCCGCTTGAAGGCTGTGGCGGGTTGAACAAAGTTACTTGCTGAAGCAGACCATTGAGCGATGCGACTGCTACTGCGCCGGATTCAAAAGCTGTCAAAGGATCGGAACCGACGTAAACCTGAACCAAGTTCGGGTTGTCGGTGATACGTCCGCTGCCGCTGCCGTCTGTCGGCGTATCGGGAAGCGTGAAGACCGCATTGCGACCATTCACAACACCCGCGCAAGGACGAAGATAAACTTTGTCATCTACGAGAGTCGTGAGGACTTCGCTCGGAGTAAAGTTTGCAAGTTCGCCAGCCGAAGAAGAACCGATTGTTTCAGTGACGTTGTTGCCCCAGTTTACTGTGTTCGCGACCACGTTGCCGTGAGAGTCAAGAGCCACACCGAGGGAGTAGTCAACGCCCTGAGTGAAGTCAGAACGATTCGGGCCAAGACCAACTTGCACGATGGAGGCAACATTTGCGCTCGGAAGCAAGTCGTAAGTGTTCTGCCATGTGTTGTAGTAATAGGTGAACGTTAGAGTCGAGCCGTAGGCGACTGGATTTGCAAGAGTGATCTGACCAAGTGCGCCATTCACTGCGGCGACTGCCACAGCGACGCCGTTGACTTCAGCGGTCACGTTTGCCGGATTGGTTGTGGTGACACCACCATTGGAACCATCCGTGATTGGGAAATTGTTTACGACGAACAGCGTATTGCTGCCCTGTCCGATACCACCTGCGAAAGCTGCTGCCGAAGTTGCTGCAAGTGCTGTCGCAAGGTTGCCTGCGGTAGACTTCACAGTCAAGTAACCGCCATCAAGAGTGGGGATACCTGCGCTCACCAAGTTCACTAGAGATTGAAGTGTGCGTGTTGAAGGAGAACCATTGCTGTTGATGTTGATCGTGATAGCGTCTGTTCCCGCTCCGTTTACTGCCTGCGCATCTGGTACAGCCGCGCCGCTGATGAACTGGAGAGTGACAAGATTGCCTGTTGCGCCCGGAGTGCTGAGGCTTAACACAACTTGATTTGGAGCAGTTCCGACCGTTAGAGTTGCATAAGAAGGAATGTCAGCGGA